CCTGCGACAAAAGGAGTTGCAATATCTACAAGCGCTTGTGGTGATTTCATTCTAACTAATGCACCTATCTCGTTGTTCATTAAATCGTCTACGTTTACTTGTCCTTGTACATAACCCTGTCTTGGTGTGTTTGTTAAAGCTACGTTGTCTAACATTCCTCTCAACATTGCTGTAGAAGAATCTTGATCATTCATAACTAAGTCTGCAACACTACGACCAAAGAATGTGTGTGGTTCAGGATCAACTTCAAATACTGCAAATGGTATATCACCGTAAGGCTCACATTCTAATAGTTTGTTATCACCACCCGCCATTAGTATTTTGTACATAGAAGCTATGCCAGTACCTTCTTTGTCCATTCTCATGTAGGCTTCAGTAACTGCTACACGTTTCATAGATAAGTCTGTAGATTGCTCTGTATCTTCTTGCTCATAACCTTTGCGTTCAAACTGTTCAGAGTCTTGATAAGTGTCATCACTACTTAAACCTGACAAATTAGACATTTCTTCAAAGTCATAACCCATTTGTACAAGATCACTAACACGCATTTCTGTTCTATGTGCTACTACATATGAATCGTCAAGAGATTTAGCATTACGATCAATAACAAATTCTTCAGGTGGCACAGAAGCCATCATTAACTTGCCTTTCTCTTTTTTATAGCTTACTCTTAAAGAATATTGTGGCATTTCCATTTCCATACCATCTTCGCCCATTTCCATAGTCATTTCCATAGACTGCTCTATGACTTCTACGTCAGGCTCATTAACAATAACGGTCATTTCTTCTTCAGTCACGTTAGTGTAATTATAAAATTCTTGTTTAGTATTATCTTCCCACCATACTTTAATGACACCAGTCTTTTTAACAAGTGCATCATGTATTACATCATTAAGGACTGTATATCCATTAAGTTCGTTAAATCTGTAATTAATATATTTAGTTGCTTGTTCAGCGCTTTTTACATCGTTTTGATCGCTAGGTACAAACTCTACTGCATTTTCAGCGCTCAAGAAAACACGCATTAAACTAGGCTTTATTGCTCTGATCGTATCACGAACCTTTGTAGCAACTATTTTTGATCTACCATCTTCTTGACCAATGTCTACTTCGCCCTCAAAATACCGTTGTGACTTAATACGATCTTCAGCAATCTCACTCTCAACAAAAGAAATAGCATTAGTTACTGCATCAGAAGCAATACCTTGTACTTCATCTTCAGTCATTGCTTTTAATTGTGTTTTAGCCATTTTTTCTCCTGTTAATTAGGTGCAACAACATTTTGTGTAAATTGTGATGCAAAATCTAGCAACCCATTTAAATAATTACGTTCTTGAGTTGTTTGATTGCCACTTACATTACCAACAACATTACCACCTACTTTTGATCCTTGTGTGAGTATGTCATCTATAAGTTTTTGTAGCATGTTCATTGCATTATCATCTATTAAGGCTTTTCTTACAAGTTCAGGGTTTCTACTTGTAACAATATCAACTATACCACTAGCTGTTTTTTCATCAATACCACTTTCCGTAATTGCTTTGACTAATGGAGCAGTTATTGTCATTACAGCATCTCTACCTGACTGAGCATTACCCATTTTAAGTGCTTCAGCTAATAATGGGAATGATGGAGAACCTGATCCTTCAGGCATTTTACCAGCTGCTATTTGTGCCTTACTTGCTGTACTTGCTCTAGTTACAATATCTTCAAATGCTTCATCAGGAAACACCATTCTTACAACTTCTTGTAGATTTGTGTTGCCATCAGCTAGTTTACGAGCTATTGATGGAGCATCCTTGCCTTTAATTGTTGTTAACATGCCATCTCTTAGACTTTGCATAATATTAGGTACATCAGCTTCGTCTTGCAAGTTTAAGAGATAATCTTCGATCTCGTCAGGTGATTTATTCCAAGCAGTTTTACCGTATTTATAGGCTTCTCTTGCTTGTCTAAGATTAAAAGCATCAGTCCTAACTTGTGCTAGTGATGGACTAAATTTATCTAGAGCTTCTTTAAGATCAGACATAACTGACTTATAAGCTGAAGATAATTCTGTTTCACCCGCTCTAAATAAACGATCTTTTTCGTTTCTAATTGCTCTGTATATAATTTCAGCATCGTGAGTAGTAGGTTGCCTTTTAAGAACAATCTCATCATCAATAATTTCGAAGAAAACATCTTTTTTTCCAATTTTTTCTGTTTTCTGTAGTTTGTTAATTGTTGCTAATCCACCATCAAATTGTTTTATAGCTTGAAACAACGCATCGAGTGTTCCACTATCAAGTTCTTTGTTATTTGTGACTAAAACTTTGTCATACGCTGCTCGTTCTTGATCTTTAAACTTTTTATCTGTCTTTTTGTATGCTGTAATTAAGTTATCGTCAGCAGTTCCTCGACCAATCGATGATTGCATAGCAGTAATCAAGTCTTTTCTCGTTTCGAGTGGTCGCAGTTCTATTTCATCAGCTAATTGATTACGAGCTTTAGGGTTACCACGTACTAATTGTTTAATTGCAAACAGCAATGATTTGTTTTCTGTCATTAATTCACCACGCATTACAGCCATAACAACTTCATCTTCAGTTAAGCCTGTTTGGTTAACTAACTTAGTAAGCTCATCCCTAACTGGCTTATCAATTTTGTTTTTACCACCTTGTCTAGTTACTAATTTAGCTATGCCCTTGCCACCTAGTGCCATAATTGGTGCTAAGACTGCTGAAGCCAAAGCTGTTTGGATTATATCTGTACCCATACCAGTCATTGTTTCTTGTTCTGAAGCACCTAAACCATATACACCACCACTCGCCGCTGATCTTCCAGTTACATTTAATATGCTTTGTGATGATGTACCTGCGTCTGCTAAGTTTTTACCTGAAGGTGAGGTAATAGCTTCTTTAACTGCTTTTCCTTTGTTTTGATTTTTGGCAAAACCTTTCAAGAATGTCATTCCTGTTTTAGCAATTCTAGTTAGATTACTTAGCGCTGCTGTCCAAGCACCTGGCCCGCCAAATATAGCTACCACGCTTGGTACTACAGCACCTGCCATTTCAGCAGCTAATGCTTCAGCACCGTGTTGATCTCTAAATTGATCAAGTTTAGATCGTATTTCATTTCGAGCAGTTTTGTAGTCTACATCTTTATCAATAAGCGATTGACCAAAAGCCTGTATTTCATCAGCAAAACCAAACGTGAAACCTTGCGCCGCAGATGAAGCTAACCCTTCTTGCATTGAGTAACTATCAACCATAGAGCCACTACCAGGTTCTGATACTGGTATTTGAGGTAACGCATCTAGCATTGCTTGTTGATCTGCTGATATTACTTGATCTTTAGAATTTGCTTCTGCATCTAGTATTGCTTGTTGTGCTACTGATATTGCCATATTATCTACTCCTACCTTGCATCAAACCATGCTTTGCGCCATTCATACGTTTTATCCATATATGCATCTTGATCAATCCCCGCTGCTAACAAACTATCTAGTTCAGCTTGATTAAGGTTTTCCCATATGACTTTGTTATGTGCTTCTTGACGTTTTAACATTTCTGTTGCGAATGTGCTAAATTTACCATCTCCACCAGTTAATAACATAAGTGCTTGATCACTAAATTCCATTGCAAGTTTTCTTCTAACCCTTATTTGCTCTTTGATCATAACTATTAATTCATCAGGTGGTAAAGTTAAATCAAGGTTAGTACGCATTGCCATTTCCATTTCACGCTCAGACAATGCACCAAATGTTGCACTATTAATAACTCTAATACCTAACTGGTTTTGTATACCTCTTAATAATGAAGTATTAGGATTTGTCGAAGGCAATTTACTTTGTATAAACCCTGTTAATGCTCTTTCATAATCAGCCTGATTATTATAGTTTTCAGGTCTAAGTGTAGCCAATGCTTGTTCAAACAAATCTATTTGAGCAAAATAATCTTGTGCTGTGTTGTAAGCCGCTTCACCCATTTTTTCAGCTTTAAGTTCATCTCTTTCTATTTCTTTTGCAAGTTTTTCTCTTTCTTGTGTTTGAATAATAGTTTCGCCATAAGAGTCTAGATAAACTTTTTTAGGTGGGTTTTTACCTGACTTATCTGTATGAATTTGATAATGTTGACCAGTTTCTTGATCAGTCATTATTTCACTTATTCCTAAAGCATATTCTTTACCATCACCTTCACCATCAAGTCCTGTCATAGCCATATACGCTTTCCAAACCTCATCATTCATAGTTGGATCAGCTTCTAAAATATCAGCTAAGTCTAAGGCTTCTTCGTTAAGTGGATCAGCTCGTAATATTTTTAACATTGCCTGTGTGTCACCTTTGCCATTATCTTCAAGTGCGTATGCCATAGCATCTTTAACACTAATGCCATCAACTTCTAGCATATCAGCAATAGCGTTCTTGCCTTGTTTACGTAATACAGCAATAGCGTTTTGTTTGCCTTTTGCTACTGTTGCATTGTCAATCCTATTTTGAAATGAGTCATGCATACCCTGATCAGGTCGTAATCTCATTGTGTTAAAGCCTTGCCCAAGTCTTGCAACTTGCTCTTGGCTCATGCCTTTAAACATTTGATTACTTACATTACTTACTAAGCCACCGAAACCACCAAAGCCTTGTTGTGTATTATTTGCCATAGCTGTAGGGTTTTGATTGTATTCACCCATAGATTTGATTTGATTGTTTTGTGCTTGATCATCACCTAACAAACCTGTCATCTTGCCTAACATGACTCCACCTAATATTTGTCCAAGACCTAAAGCCATTATGTACCTCCAGTATATCCACTAGCACCTAACGTCAAGTAATCAAACAAACCTGGTTGTTTTGATAACGTAGATGTGTTTTCACCTAAATTAGAAGCTCCAAGTGCCGCATTAAGATATGGTAGACCAGCTGCTGGATGATTTGCATAAGCATTAAACTTGCCTTGTGCTTGATCCATAACCATTTGTTGTAGAGCTTGTTGCATTGCGCCTTGTTGTGCAAGGTTTTGATTAACCTGTTGCCCCATACCAAAACCAAGATTACTTAGTTGTCCTAATTGGTTAGCTGCTCCTAATCTTTGTTGTGCGCCTTGTAAACCTGCGCTTTGATTAGCTAAAGATGCTTGTAATCTATTAGATATATCTTGTAATCCTGAAGATTGATTGGCAAGTTGACCTTGCATATTCATGCCTTGATTAGCTTGTTGGACATTTAAATTGTTGCCTTGATTAGCTAATTGAGCTTGTAAATTATTGGCTTGGTTGGCAAGTTGACCTTGCATATTATTGCTAATATCAAATTGACTAGCTGATTGATTAGCTAACTGTCCTTGCATATTGTTAGCTATATCTTGCAAAGCTGATTGTTGCGCTTGTTGAAAATTAGCTTGTCTAAGACCTTGTGATGATCTAGCAAGTTGTTCAAGTGATCCTCTACCTAACTCAGCACCTTGTATTCCATGTCTTGATCCACCGAAACTACCAGCGGCTTGTGCTTGTGCTGATAATTCGTTTAGTCCTATTTTAGCTCCTCTTAAGATATCAGCTTCATTTTGCTTTATAACTGAATCTGTGTAAGGATTCATGTAAGGGTTTAAAGATGTATTTGCTAATTGATTAGCTGTAACCGTTCCACTTAAACCCATCGGAGATACATTAGTTCCTGATACATTTGTTCCAGTTATGGTTGTTGGTGTTACTGCGTTGCTAGAACCCGCTACGTTTACCTGTTGAGGTGTGTAACCCATGCCTGTAGCAGTACCCATACCCGCACCTTGAATGCCTTGAGCCGCTAAGCTATTAATGTTTGGTGGTGCTGTTTGTCCACCCGGTAATGGTGATCCTGCCATTTTTTATCTCCTATCTAATATTTCGGTAATAACTATCTTGGTAAACGCTACTATGTGGATTTGCATTATATTTTTTCTCTAAATTAGGTGCATCGCCAGGCAAAACTGAAATCGTTCCTCCTGAATTTGCTACAAATGTTTGTTCTACAGGGGTTGTAGCTACCCCACCTACTTTCCCATGTGTGGATTCCCTCTAAAAGGAGTAGGAGTAAATCTTCCTACACCCGCTGCTTTTTCATAATTGTCTTGTGCTTTCATACCTGCTACTATTGATTTGTAATCTGTGCCAGTTGGTTTAACACCACCATATGAAGCATCTAATATAGATGTTGAGCTTCCTCCACCTGTAGCATTAATTTCATCTAAATGCGTTTTAGATTTAAAGTGGGGATCATTGTAGTTTGGTGTAAAGTTACGTGCTGGAGATGGTCTTGCCGTTGGCGCACTACCACCTCTACTTCTACCACTATTTCGTGATGCATTCAATTGTGCCATAGCATTAGCACCAAATAAAGAATCATATAATGCAACAGCTTCAGGTTGCGCCGCTTTCGTATCTGCAAGTGCCTGATCATATATAGGCATTGAGCTATACCCTGAAAACCCATTGAAGTCTGTAGGTGTTGGCATACCAGTTGTTGCTGTTAATGTGCTGTTAGGATCAAGCAAACCAAAAGCCTTTGCAGTTGCTATGTTGTTATCCATCGCTGCGTTTTGTGTTGCGTTAAAAGCTGCAACTTCGGGCCCGCGATAAGGCATGTACTCAATTCTTTGTACATCCTCTGCACGTTGTAAATTTCTAATCGCTGGTTGTTTTATCCAATCAGGTACTTCTGTTTTAGTAGTTTCACTTCCACCTTTTCCGCCGCCACCACTCATCTCAAAACTCCTTTATTAATGTTGTAAACTGTTCTGACCATCCTTTGGATTTCAAAACTTTTTTCCATCCTTTACGACCTGCTACTGTCATTCCATCACAGCCTTGTTGTTTACTCCATGCCATAGCATCATCATGCATGTCTGTAATTTGTTCTATTCCTTGTCCTTGATCTCCACCCGCTAAGAAAACATGCAATACTTTCTTATTAGGATACACTACAATCTCTGTTACTGCACAACCGTTTGCGCCACCCCACAGTTGCATATGTCCACTTATTATCCCATCAACAATGTCTTTAAAGTCATGAGTATTACCTCCTTTGTTTAAAGCTGACTGTATCCAGTCTTTGCATCTTATTAATTCTTCTTCTAGTTTCATGGATCGTATTTTAATTTAACCCAAGCACCATTCTTGCTAACTACAACAGCGTTTTGCGCTTCATCCCACATAATAATCCCATCTTGTGTAGCTTTGCTGTCAGCGTTATAAAACTGCAACTTGTTTCTTGTTGTTGTTAAAAAGCTATTTAATCTTTCACCCCACGGTTTCCAATCTGATCCTAAAGGTGGTGGAGGAGTTTGTGTACTCATCGCCTACCCCCTGCGTTTGCTTCTATACGCATTATTCCTGATCTCCAGTTGTCATTACCTGTGCCTTGTACTTTTATACGTACTTGTCTACCCTGAAAGCGCACATCTGTAGGATTACCAAGAGTAAACGCACCGTGTGAGGACTCAGTATCGTTAGGATAAAACCGTGTCTTAAACGTAACTTCTACTTGTCCTTGTGTTTTTTCGTCAGGTATTAACTGTGTCACTTTCATTATACTATCACCATTACCAATACTAATTGATCCTGACTCAGCATATGGTTTTGTTGAACCTGTGTGTGTGTAACCTGTTTCTTGATTGTACAAGTTGCCACTAGCATCACTCCATATAGGATTGCTAAATACACCTTGATCTACACCTGATGTTCTATCTAAATCTCCAGTTGTCCAATGCGCTTCTTTATAATCTAATGCCACATATCTGTCGTTCTCCGTTGATGTTCCTGATGGATAAAACCACCATATTTCACTATGTTGTGAGTTGTGAACAGCGTAAACTTTGCTAATTTGCGATGGGTTCATATCATCAAACACATAGTCAGCTACTTCACAGTTAATTTCTTTTGCTACTGATCCATCAAATGTAAAGAAACCTTTTTTACCCATCCAAAAAGCGCCTTCATCAATTGCTACAGCACCACGTCTTGATGCAACACCACATGCTGTACCAACTCTTTCAAAGCCATAAACAAATGGTGCGCCTGAATAACTAGCAACGTGTGCATCGTTATCAGTAAGAATTAGTGTTCTACCTCTCATACGTAACCCTAACATTATTTGACCTACTGTCTGTAACTCAAAATCACCCGCTTGGTTTGTAGCACTTGGTGTCCACACAGTATTGTTTTCTTGATCACACCATGCAACTTTTCTAGGATTACCACCTGAACCTAAAGCAAAAACAAACCGTTCTTCTGTAACTACTATACCTTTATTGTTTACTGGCGCATTAGCTACTACCTGTGCAACAACTCCTGTGTTTAGTTGCCATTCATATATCTTGCCATCTTTAGATGAACAAGCCATAAGGTATTCACCCCAAGTGTCTAGTGACCATGTAGTGGCTTCTTGATAAACGCCTGAAGATGTTGGTGCTGTTGACCAATTACCATAACCATAAAAACCACCACCATAACCAAGATTTAATGATCCATTGAGATTGCCTGATGTTAATCCTGATGGTGTTATATCGTAAACTGTGTGTGAGGGATTTACATAATATAATTTTTCGTAGGTTGCTCCAATTAAATATTCATCACTAGAGTTATCAAGAAACGCAATCATAGCTCTAGGTGCTGATGCAAATGCACTAGCTTTTCTAGTTGTCCATCCACCAACAGGTCGCATTGATCCATCGTGCCATCTAACCAAACTAGCATCTCTCCATCTGTTTGATGCTTGGAAGTCAGTACCGTTTCTATATTGCCCCGGTGGTATGTCTAAAGGTATTAATGCCATATTAAGCCGCTATTTGTGTCCAAGTTACAGAGTTATTAGTTATTAACTCCCATTTCTCTCTACCAATTGTAGCTGTTCCTGATGTAGATGATACTATACCACCGACACGCTGTACTCTGTTGCACGTTGCTGAAATACTTGCTTCAGGTTGTGTAACTGCATGACCTTGAAATATTTGTTCTGAGTCACTTGCTGTGCTTGAGTTTGTAGAATTATTTGGTGTTGTTGCTGTACCACCCATCCCTGAATGCAAAGAACAATAGTAATACAAGTCAGGCGTTCCATCTGCTACAACAATTGTAGACTGCGTTGATGAGTTATGAGTTACACCTGTTGTGTATTCTGTTCCACTTGCATGTGTGCCATTAGAGGTTGTAGAAAATCTCAATGGATGTCCTGATGGGTAATTAAACACATACGTGTTGCCTTCAACTAAGAATTGTGCTTCTTGTTGTACGCCATTTATAAAGTATTTATTAGCACCACTTACACTAGCAACAGTTACCTCGTTTGTATGAGTGCTTCCCGTTGATGCAATGCCACCCCTTGTAGCAAATCCGAGTACAGTAATACTAGCTACTGCTGTTGGCACACCTGAACCAAATCTAACACGATTACATATCGCCGCGCTTGTTGCCACAACACTAACAGTAGCTGATGCACTTATCATAAACACACCACTTGCAGTAACTGTTGCTACTGCGTTAGCTGTCTGTGGACTTGTGCGAACACGCATAGCACTTTGCGTTGTAGTTGCTACTGCATTAACTGTAGCAGAACCTATCCTACGTCTAGTACCATTTGCTGTTGTATTAATGGTAGTCGTTGAACCACCTGAAATTAATACTGAGCCTTCAGGTATACGCCTAGCATTTGCACTAAATCCTGAAGCAACAGTTGAAGTTGCCGAAGCTATTCTTACACGCTTACTGTCTGCTGTTGCACTTGAAGTTGCTGTGACTACTGTTTGTAAGTTGTCATCACCATCAAATACACCAACACCATACTGCCAATCGCCATAAAGACGAGAAGAAGTATCTTCAATAATAACTACTTCACCACTACAAGTGGCACTAGATGTAACAGTCGTAGAAGCATCACCACCCATAGTGACAATCCAATCTACACCATTAGCACCTGAAGTAGCAGTTACTGTAGCAGAAGCATCCTTTACATCACCTGTACTTGATCCCCATGAGCGTAAACCGTAATACGATTCACCATACTCAAAAGCCATTTACTTAATTAGTTAAGTGTAATGTCTAGGTCACCTGATGGCACACGAAACACGTCACCAGTTTCAATAGTCTTGTTTGACGATAAAGCCGCATAAGCCATTAAGTTGCCTGATGATGAAGCATCGTAAACACCAACGTGTGTTACTGTTCCATAGTTAGCTGTAGCTGTAGGAAATTCTACTGCCGCGTTATTAGACGTAGTGTTACCTGACGTTGTAAATGCAACTGATTGACGTACATAACCACCACCACTTACTTCAGTAACTGAACCTGCTTCGCCATCTGCTAATGCTGTAAATAACGCTAAGTATTTTGTAGTTGGAGCTGTGTAAGCCGCACCTGCAAATACATGGTCTAATATCTCTGTTTCTAAATAGTTGGAAAAACTCATACTAATCCTCTCACTTTAAGTGTTAACCCTGATCCACTAAACCTAGCGTCATCAGAGCTTTCATTTAATCTAGCAACTGAAGCACTATACATCTGCGCCCAAACTGCTACCCTTTGATCTTCTCCTAGATACGGTGCTGAATGTAATAACGCTCCATAGAGGTATACATCAGGTGCTTCTAGTAAAAGCCAATTATCTGCGTTGCTTATTAATGAAGGTATCTTCTGATAATAAAGCAACTCAAAATCTGTGTCATTGCCAGGCGTTGGGTACAATTGAAATTGTCCATCTGCGTGTGTGTACATACTTGGTGTACCTGTGGCATTTTCGTTTGCTGATCTTTTGTCAGCCATAGCATCTCTTGAAACTAAATTTACAACTGTAGTTCCTGTGCCTGTTAAGTGTAATCTTATTGTTTCTATCCAATCCGCAGGGAATTGCATGTATTCATCATTGGCTGATTGTTGTCCACTTGATCTTGCTTCCATCTTCCAATGTCTAATATCTCTGTTGATCTGAGCTTCTGCTA